ACCTCCATGCCCCACTTGTTCATTTCGTCCCAGCGCACTTCGCCCGCCGTATCGATGGGAAATTGGATATCTCCGTCGCGGTCTTTCCACACCAGATAGAAGCGCTTGTATCCGTCATCCATCCACGCCCCGACCCAAGCGCCATCAAAATGCAGATGCTTGTTGAGGTAGCGCACCACAGCTCGGGCGTAATCGCGCTTGTGAGCGTTGGGCGGCGTCATGCCCTGATCTTTCTGCCAGTAATGCCACTTTCCGTCGCTGCGCAGCATGCAGGCCCAGCACTTGGTCCCGGCTTCGGTGTAGAACCAAGCTACCAAGCGAGAGGATAGCCACTCGTCCTTGAGGTTGTGGGTTCCGCCAACGATGCGGTCTTCGTTTTCGCTGAATTCGTTTGGCAGGATGATCGGTGTGGCGATGTCCTTGTGGTCCATATGTCTTGTGCCTTTATCTGTTACTGCGGCCCAGTGCTTGGCGCGCGGCCTCCATTGGCCATGTCGCCCATACCCGGCGACAACACTTGCCCAGGCATGCCCGGCGCTACGCCTTGCGTCATGACGTCGTCACCGGTGGGGATGCCCTGTGACTGCATGAAGGCCTGAACGCGCTGTTTGACCATTTCCTTTTGCGGGATGCTCGACAGGTCAACCGCCACATCCATAACGGCAGGAACCGGAATGATTTGTTTCTCGATCAACTCCATCAGCTCTTCAAATTGCGCCGACACGAACGATGCTGACAGCGGGGTCTCATCGACGCTGACGGAATACTTGCCGATGGTGACGTTGTTGAGGATCTCACCGGCCGCTGACTGTTCGTTGATCATCAGGCTGTCTTGAGATCCATCCTCACCCAGCACCAGCACCAGACGCGGTTCGGTGTAATGGTTCTGGATGATTTCCAGTTTCTTGCGCGCCACCAGCTCTTTGGTGCGGCTCATGTTGGTCATGTACTGCTGAATGGACAGAACACCGCCGCGTTGACGCTCGATAAGGGCCTTGCCAGACTGAACCCGATCAAGCTGGCCAAGCATGGAATCATTGATGCCTGAAATTTCCTTCAGGTCATCTGTGGACTTCATCTCCAAGCGTTCGTGATCGACGGGGCTGCCAGACGGGCCAATTTGTTGAGGCTTCATATGAGCCTCGCCTTTCCATTTGCCTAGGAACCCCGGCGAAGAAGAATTTTCTTCCCAGTTGTGCATTTGTTCGTCATCGACGCCATCTTCGTGAATGGTCCAGCCGCCGTTGGCGGTGCGTGAGATGATGTCGATTTGCGTGCTGCGGCGCTTGTTGACCTCCTGTTGCGGGTCCATTAAGTCGGCAACCATGCCCCGCGTCTGTCCACGACGGAAGTATGGGAAGAACGGCATGACGGTGAATGTTTTGTATGGCGACCAGTCATCATGAACGATGATATCGCCGACCAAGGTGGTCCAGCGCACCCGGCGAATGACCCGCTCATCGTAACGAATTGGTGAAACCCTGCCGAGTGCGGCGTATTTTTCTTCTTGCCACATCAAAAGGCGCTGAACTTTATCAAACTTCCAGTGATCCGGCAGCGCTTTCATCTGCCCTGTGTCCAGATCGATGACCATGCGGGTCTTCACGCGCTTATAATGTTGCTGGTCGATGATGCGGATGTTTTTGCGCGTTGGGTCAATATGGTTGTGCATGAACCCTTCAAAGGACCCGGCCGAACCATATCCGTACTTCTGCATCTCCGTATCGCCGCCAAACGTGCGCCACGGTGTGATTTCATCGGTAATGTACTGCGACACGGCGGCTGGCATACCTGCATAACCACCACCCATCACAAGCGGTTCAATAAGGCGGCGAACAACGTTGCCGTACATGGCCTCCATGTCTTCGATGGAACCCCAACGGCTGGTTGTCACTCGGCTTGATTTGTTGATGTCGTACTGGTCGCCATCGCAGTCCAGGTAGACCGCGAACGGGTCCAGCGCCGAACAAGCCCCTTCTCCCAGTTCGTTCTCTTCAAAATCCAGGCGAAAATCGTAATACCCACGCCCGCCAATGAGGCCATCCATGAACACTTCCGTATCCACATACGATTGCTGGCTGACCTCAGACATCTGCTTGGCCGTCTTGGTCAGCGCCAGGGCGATTTCTGCCGTTGAGCTTTCATCATGAGACGGTAGATACTTCTCATCGGTGCGGTTGTTGGAGAAATAGCCCATAACCACACGAACCAGCGGCGCGATCTTGTTGAACGTCAGTGCTGGGCGTCCATCATCGGCAAGCTCTTTAAGAGCTTCAACGGTCCATTGCTTCCCCTCGACGTATTCGGTGCATTTCTTCGCCACTTCAGCCCACGTCGCATGGGCGGCTGCGTCCCGCTCAAAGCGGTCGCTCATCAGCAAGACGGTTTCCCAATCCTGCTTAGGTAATGGTTTGCGAGCACTGAGGGGACCATAGACCATGACTTACCCCGTCTTCTCGGCGTTTGAGCTGCCGACAAATGAATCGATACGACCGTTGATACGTTCCAATCCAGCCTGTAGCAGAGATGAGTGTTCCGCTTGGCCTCGTTCTATGCGTGAGATGTGCTGCATCAAATCGTCACGCCTGACGTAATTGTCTTTCACATCATCGACCCGCCGGTGAAGATCATTGATGCTTTGTGATGCCGCGGCGCGATCTTCGCGTAGTTTAGTGACCAACCAGCGCCACATGGCGAACTGGCTGCCCATCACAACCGTTGCAAGGCTCAAGATGGCGATAACGGTCGATGTTTCCATGTACGGGCTCCTTGATATTTAGCTGCTCTGCCAGGAGCGCTTTTTCCGCTTCATGCTCTTCATCCACGCCGGCGTTGTGTCGCCATCATTTTGCGGCTTCGGCCAGACCAGTCCCGGTAGATCCAGGATGGTGGCTTTGCAGTCGAGGATGTCGTCGTGCTTACAGACTGGGAAAGCCGTGTATTCTTCTCTGATGAATGTTTTCGTCAGATTGACGGCTTTACCTTCCCAATCGGTGCGGATGATACTTTCCGGCTCAAGCCAGCGCCCACCCTCATAGATCGGGATCAGACGCTTGATACGGTCAGCTTTAGAAAGCGGACTGCCGACCGGCTCGATGGTGAAGCGATAGTTTTGTTCTTTTTGAAGGTGTTCAATGTGTTCGATGTCGGCTTCAAGCCCGTATCTTTGATAGCCGACCTTTAAGGGTTTCCAGTCCCGATGGAGCTGAAACAGTGTGGTTGCCCGCTCAGTGAGGCTCAATCGGTCCCGTACGCGATCGAGCGTGTAATAATTCCCGTCAGGGCCAAGCCCAACGACTTCCATGACGGTATAATCAAGGTTGGTGTTCTTCTGCTCTTTTCCCGCAGTCGTGCGCCCGCCTCCGCCAGCCTCTTTCAGCTTTCGCCCGCTAGATGGATCGACCAAAATGTAAACATTCAGGTTTTTTGCATGCTCCGCAGGCCAGAACACAAGCCAGTCTTCGTTGAAGCCCTGCGCGCTGTCTGCCGTTGGGTCCAGAAGCATCTGAGCCCCGAAGGTGTATGGCCCTTGATCCTTGCGTCGTTTCTTGAGGAACTCCGGCGTGCGAAACGCGCAATTCTCAGGTGAGAAGTCCTCCGACCCATCCAAGGTGCAAGGGTGTAAGCGAACCCTGACCGATTCACGATCGATCATCTCCTGATAGCTGTCAAACTGGTGATACCGGGTGCCAGCGTAACGGTCCCAACCACCTTCCGTGCCCAGGTTGGTAGACAACTCCCACATTTTTGTGGTCTTGGCGATCTGATCCGGCGTGCCGACTGAATCCTCAGTCACCACATCGTCATAGTTCAGAATGAAAAAGTGCTTGCCGGTCGGCTGGCCATCAACCAAGCCCCACGCCTCAACAGTGGACTCACGCGGGTTGCTCTCTCGTTTAACCGTGATGCCGTCCGATTTGGACCACACGGGGGCCTGGCTCTTCGGTCGTTCCCACAAAACATCCGGGAACAGCGCCTGAAGCCTCCCGTTGTTCTCAAACTCCTGCTTGATCATGTCCAGGAAGTCACCGGCAATGCCCTTGGTGTGGCTGAATATACCGATGGTGACTTCGCGACCGTTGTACCTGGGCTCCGGCTCATCGCCGTGACTGCCCAGAATGTCCTGAATGCTCAGGCCAAACGTGATGATCGTGGATTTGTAATGCTCGCGTGCCCACAGATCCAAATGACCGTGTGGGCTTTCCTGAACTTCACGACACCGATCAAACAGCCAATCCTTGTTGATGTCAGGCCGGTTAAGCGAAACCGTCAGCAGGTAGAACAAATCATTTCGCGACAACCAGCGCTGCGCCCGTTGCAGATACGAATAATCCCCTGTGCTCTCGCCGTTCTCTTTGGCCTTCTGGTCAAGTTTTACCGCATCGACCAAGACATCTTCGTAAAACTGGATCGCCGCTTCCCGTTCAAGCGGAAGAACGTCAGGTAGTCCCATTGCGCCTGAAGATCGCGTCCATTGCAGCTTTCACTGCTGCCGGGGTTTTGTCTTCAATCTCAATGGGCCCGCCGCCCTTACCCGTTAATTCAAGCTTGTCGTTAAACGCCTGCACCACAACGTGCTTACCGATCAATTCAATGCGTTTTACGCGCTCCGATATTTTCAGCTTGGTAACGGACCCGATGTGGGTCTTTTTACCGTCAACCGTCTCATACTCCTGAACAACATCTATCCCGGACACCAAGCCCTTGCGCCATATCTCAGGCCAATCATGAATAGGCTTTAGTGTGCCGTTGTCTTCGTAAAGGTCGGCAAGGTCAGCGTTGACCTCAAGAGCAAGCCTTTCCAATACCCAGGATGCATCGACGCCCGTCTTTTCTGACCGCTCGATTTTCTTGGCATCAACGGCCTCGGCAACCTTAGCATTGCTTAACAAGCGCGACCCTTGAACCTCTGCCGTCTTTGGGCTGTACCCAGCGCGGATTGCTGCCTGAGTTGCGTTCAGGTCAATAAGGTATTCATCGACAAAGAGCGTCTGCTTGGGGGTAAGCTTTTGCTTGGTCATGAGACCTCTCGGAAATCAGCAAGGCGGAGCCGGTTTCCCAGCCCCGCCCGCGGTGAACCGTCCGCCCCCCAAGGCCAGGATGGTCTTCACACTGTGTTGATCGCGCTTGGGGTCAGCGTGGTGAAAGGATTGGAGCGGCCTGTCGGGATCGAACCGACGCACATGGGGTGGAAACCTATTGCTCTACCACTGAGCTAAGGCCGCAGTGATTTTCGTGCAGGGCAAGGCGCTACTCTCGCCGTGAAGCGCGCGTCCCTTCCTAAAGGGCCACCATATTAAATTCCTCGGGCTTCTAGAAAGCCTTTGGGTATCCAGATATCGCTGGCTGCTTGAGTGCTTGAGTGCTTCGCTGCACGAATAGAAAACCCGCCCTGGTGCGCATCAAAGAGAGGCGGGGCGGGAGTTATTGTCGGTTTAGCGCGTGAACTTTTCTTGGGTAAGGGTTCCAGACACCTAAGTGACAGCCGCGAATTAAATCAGGGGCTTTCTTTTTTCACCTCAACCAATAGACCTTCTCCGTGAAGCAAGCAAAACTCTATCAATTCCACGGCAGCGCGNTCACATTCCTTGTTAAGGCGCGCAAACTCTGTTGCGCTGTCCTGGCTTGCGGAATCCACATTAAATGCATCCGAAGCGGCCAGCGCCTCACTGGCATCAAGGAGAAGAATATTAAATTGAGGCAGGTTTTTCATCGGATATTCCTAAAGAAAGACCCGCTACCGGTGTCCGGGCGGGCTGTAGGCATACTTTCTAAGATGCATAAAAGTACCTTTTGACGGTCCCCAAGTCAACAGCTTGTTCCCGATTTGTTTTCGTCTGGCACATGTGGTGTGCTTTGCACCTCCGATAATCACGCCGTTCCTGCGTCTAAGTTCTCAAGACTCAACTCCACCGGGCCGTTTTCGCGGTCGATGCATAACATAAGGTTAAATGCACCTGTGGGCTAGTTGTATCCATGCACTTTGACGTATCCGCCGTTTTTGTGGACCAGCTTCGCCAGCACTTCCATCATCAAATTGGGATATTCCAGTAATTCACTCATGGATAAACCTCTGTTTGCCAGTCGACCAAAATGCCGGTTTCAGGTCAAAATCTGGTTGTTTTAAGCAGAACTCCGCCGTTTTTAGGTGTCGACAACCAAGCTCATGTTGAAAACACTAAAACAACAAATATTATGTGCAGCGCAAACACGAAAGCCCACAACCACAGATCTAGTTTCTCATTCATATCTGCTCCATTTGACATCTTTAAAAGCCGCGAGTGGCGCTTCTCAATGCGTGTTGCTAGTGCCTCGCCGTCCATATTGGCCTCGTTTCAGTTACTCGAAAATAGTTGTTGACTTCATACACCGACGGTGTATATTTAAATCATCAACAGCGCGTTGGGGTTGGCCCGATGCAAGAGGTAAGGGACCTGAACAATGAAAACCGCATTTATATACAAAACAGCTTTCACCAATGGCCGCGCCGACTTTATGGATTTGGTTGTCGCTGACGACGCCGTATCCGCCGAAGCTCTGGCGACCGCGATCATCCGCAATATCTCCGACGATCTGGGTTGCGACGAGTGGGCCGAGGTCAATGTGATCGGTCCCCTTGCAACCGACCCGGCATCTTTGGCCGAAGAGTTCACCACCCAATGACAACCGTTTTTTCTCTTCTCTGTCAGGTATGCGGCTTCTCTCAAAGGGAGGCCGCAACCTTTCTTGACGCACGGCTCGATACCGTTAAGTCGTGGTCGGCTGGTCGTAACCCCGCACCACCAGGTGTGCTTGATGAGATGGCCGGGTTGGCGGCGCGCATTGACGATGCTGCTGATAACGCGGTTGATTTGATCCGCGAACAAACAGCAGTGACCGTTGGTGACGGCGTGGTTGAGCTTGGCCTCGCCAGCGACGACTTTGAGGCTCAAGGCTTGGGATGGCCGTGCGTTGGCGCGCACAAGGCGGTGCTTGCCTTGACAATCTCGCGTGGCATGGGGGTGGGATGTGCCTTCAACGTGGTCCCACGTGGATCGATGCAAGCCAGCGCGGCGGCGGCTGATATTCACGATTTGCATCGCTGATTCCTCGTTTCCGTTGTTGTGTATTTCCGTCGCACAAAATAGTTTGTCATGCATATTTTCCGTTTGGTTGACGACAAAAGGCTCCCTAACGGGCAAGCGCCACAATTGCGTACTTCCTTATTTATTTGGTACGTCCGCCACACAATTATAAACTGGCCAATGATGAGCGGAATTTGCAATCCAGCAACCCACGCAATGATCTCCCATTGTTCTTGTGTCATTACAGCCACCTCATCAGCTCTAAACCTTCCTAATCGGTCACGTCGTATTCGGTGAAATGTTTTTCCGCCGCTGTAATTACGTCACGGATTGAGCGTATGAAATTGCAAGACGGATATTTCAAATCTGTCATTTGCTCTTTCAGCTTTTTCCAATCACCAACGGTCATTGTGTGCGAAAGGGTGGCTTGCATTTCGTCAGTATTATCAAGGCTAAATCGTGTCTGTACCATGTCTCAAATCCTCTTTTCGTTACCTTGTATGGATCTCGCTATCTGGTATGGCGGCATACAAGATAAGGCTTAGCTCGCCTCGCCCTGCGCCTTAATCCGTTCCTCGATGTCGCGCATCGCGCAGTTCCAGCCTTCTTTGAACCGGCTGTGCAGGTTGCGGCCCCGGGCGGGGACTTTGACCACCTCCTCAAGACAGGCCGCGCGCTCTTCCGCTCTGGCGTTGGCGTCGATGGCCTTGAGCATTTCATCTGTCGGCTCTCTCATGGCCTCTATGGCGGCGCGGGCAAGATTTCGTTCAGGGTCAAGCACAGAGGCGACAAAGAACCCTCGCTCCACACCATGAACCACCTCGGCGTAAGTTATATCGGCATTTCCGTAAAACATTGAGCGCAGCTGTGGTGTGCTCATTACATCGAACAGCGCCTCTGCCACCCGCTCAATCATCTCGTTGCTCATGGCTTGTCTACCTCCTTAATGATGTCCGTCACGGTGTCACCCAAGGCTGTGAGGACGTTGTCCAAGGTGCTGTTGTCCTTGCCCTTATGGGAAAAGCGCACCGCTTTGAGCTGTTCCTCAGCCGTGTAATCCATATGCACATACAGCGCGCCGTTCAGGCCTGTCGCCGCCCGGCCGATCTTTTGCGTAACCGTGATGAAACGACCTGTGCTCATCTCTCACACCACCCTCGGCACAACGCCTTCGTGCTCCGCCTTGGCCAAGCGCACGGCGAAATCGCGCAAGGTATCGACCATCGGCTTGGTGAACCCGCCATTGCGCACCCGGTATTTTGCCTCGAACGCGCCCAAAGCAATCCCCGCTTCGATCACGCTGATCACCAGTTCGAACGGCGACAGGGACAAATAGCGGCTGTCGCCAATTTGTGTCGCCGCATACTGATGCGCCTCCACCCACGGACGGTAAACGTGGCTAAACATCAAGTCCTGGCGTTTGTTTAAGCGCTCGATGGGATGGGTGAAGGTCTTGGTGGAGGTATCCACCCGTTCGCCTTTCAAATCCGTCCCGCCAGATGTCAGTCCCGCCGAAAGCTTCTGACGCAGTTCCAGCAATTCCTGAATGGTCCGCTCATCGTCTTTGGTGAGCGTGCCCGCCGCGATCAGAACCAACACCGGGTCCTTGCCCTTCTTCGCCACGGTCTGGCGTGTGGGGCCNTCCGGTTTTTGCGTGCGATCNGCTTGATTGCGCTCAAACCGTTCGATCTCTTCGTCCGTTATGGCGGCAAGTGCATTGCACAAATCTTTCAGGCTGCCGTCACCTCTTTTCCCGGCGTGTTCGATTGCCGCCTTGAACTGACGCAAACGCTTCTCAAAGCTTTCCGGATTGTTCAGTCCGGTGCGACACAGCTTCCCAAATGCATTTCCTTCACCCATGGATATCCCCTTTCGTGTCTTTGACCACAATGTGCATCCCGCGCCCCACAGTCCCGACAAGCCCCAA